CTTCAGCGCAGCGGCCCGCAGTCGGCGGCTGCCGGCGGCGTACGCGACGATCACCTGAGACGGATGCTCGATCGTGATCTGTGGTCGGCCGTTGTCGTCGGCCCACACCAGCGCGTAGGCGTAGCCGGTCGCGAGGGCGGCGTGGTGGGCGAGCTCGGAGTCGGCGTCGAGCTGGTTGCGTTGCCAGATCGTCCACGCGTCGGTGTCGCCGGCCGGGTCGTCGCCGATCCGGAACCCGTCGACGTGGAGGCGTTCCTCCACGGCGTCGACGACGAGCTCCATCCAGTTGTCCCGCACCGCCGCCAACATCAGGTTGAACTCGCGCCGGTACGTCGCGGTGCCGAGCGTCGGTGGGTGGTCGCCGGCGACGTAGTCCTCGCAGCGCGTCACGTCGGGCTGGCGGGCCTTGATCTGCCCGTAGAGCCGAGCGAGCCACCACGCCGGGGCCCCGGGGACCGGGGTCACTCCTGGACGACCTCGACCTGGGCCGGTGCGGCGGCCTTCACAGACGGAGTCGGTGCCGCCGGCGGGGCGGCGGACACCTCGACGAGCTCGAGCACCGCGGTGGACGCGGGGATGGTGTGCTTGTCCTCGAGGAGCACACCGTCGGCCTTGAACGAGAAGTGCCGGCCGGCGACGCCGCGCAGCGCCATCAGGTCACGGGCGACGGTGCCCGCAGAGCCGGTCAGCTGGACGTCGTCGGCAGCGCCGAAGTCGGTGATCAGTCGCATCATCCCGGCTCACTTTCAGAAGGTGCGGAGCACCCGGCTGCGGGTGCTGGTCGGGGTGGCGCCGGCGGCAACGGCGTCGGTGCGCGCCTCCCACGCGAGGACGGCGGCGACGGCGGCGTCGATCTTGCGGTCCGGGGTGGTCTTCGCGACGGTCCAGAGCCGTTCGCCGGCGTCGTCACGGACCCGTGAGGTGCGCCGGCGGCAGTTCCCGATGTGGCGAGCCAGGTCGGCGTCACCAGTGTGGGTGAGCGCCATGGTGGTGATCGCTCCAGCGAAGGAGCGCACGGCGTGCCCCATGGGGCGTTCGCGATGGGTGAACCATTCGATGACCCGCTTGTCGCCCCACCGGCCCGCCCAGCGGGCCACGGCGGTCTCCCAGTAGGGCGGGTCGGCGTAGAGGCGCCACACGTCGTAGCGGGTGAACGCGTCTTCGACGGCGGTGTCGACCTCGTGTTCGGGGACCTGCCACCCGTCGGGGGCCTGGTGGGGTCGTTCCCACAGGCCGAGGAGGTCGACGAGCCCGTCGCCGATGCGGCAGGCCACCAGCGCGGTGGAGTCGTCGAAGCGTGACCCGTCGAAGCCGAGGACCACGTGGTCACGGTCGGCGAGCCGGCCCGATACGGTGCGGGCCGCCCACGTGTCGGGGTCGAACGCTGCCTGCCCGGACCGGCGGCGGCGGTTGAGGTGGTAGCGGAGCGTCGAGTCCCACGTCGCTGTCGGGGAGCGGGCCTCGGCGACCTTGGCGGCGAGGTCCATCCACGCCGCTGCGGGGCCGGCGGCGATCGCGATCGCTGCGCGCAGCTGCTCGTCGTCGTCCGGGTCGGCGGGTTCGGGGCCTTCGCGGTGGTCGTAGAGCAGCCCGGACCGGTTCCTGGCTCGGCCTTCGGCGATCGCTTCGGCGAGCTCGTGGAGCTGCTGGCCGACGGACTGCTCACCGGGGTCGTGCATGGTGGTGGTGGCGAGCATCCACGGCTCGGCGGTGCGGCGCTTCGTCAAGTTCCGGCTGACCGTGGCGTACATCGACCGGTTGACGGGGAGCATGTACAGGTGGACTTCGTCGGCGACCGCGAACGTCTCGCGTCCGCCGTCCTTGGAGGCGGCGCCGGCGGTGCTCGGCCGGATCTCCCCGCCGCCGGGCAGGAACGTGCGGGTGTCGGCCACGTCGATCTGGCGGAACTGCTCGGCGATCAGCCCCTCGGTGAGCATGACCTTGACGTTGTCGTAGGTGTTGCCCGCTTGGCCTTCCTCGGTGGCCAGGCACCGGATGAACGGGGCCCGCACCGGACGGCCGACCGGCTCACCCGGCTCGTAGGCGTAGCCCCACCACGACGTTTCGCCGGGGTCGGCCCAGTGCGAGAACCGGACGGGGCCGAGCGCCTCGGCGCAGACGACCGCTCCCGCCCACATGCTCTTGGCACGCCCCTTCAGGCGGGACAGGGCAGCTTCACGCACCAGGCGGCGGCCGTCGAGGCCGAGCGCGTACGCGAGGACCACGAAGTCGTGGATCTCGTCGTCTACGACGAGAGCGTCGCCCTGAACGTCGCCGGGACCCATGCACAGCAGCGTCTCGCACCAGTGCGCGACCTGCGGTCCGAGCGACCGGTGCGGGTCGAGACCGTCCGGCACGACGGTCATGCCGGGCCAGGGACGGCGGAGCTCACCCACCCTCGGCCACGAGGCGCAGACCACGGCGCACCGAACCCGACGGCACAGTTGCCGGCGATGTCGCAGCCGGGTGGTCGCTGTCGTCAACCACCTGCCAGCGCAGCTGGGCCCGGGACTTCGGTGTGAGGCCGAGGCGGTCGTCGAGCTCACGCATCTCGCGCAGCATCTTGTCGAGCAGCAGCCCGTCGGACTCGTGGAGCAGATCCTCGAGGCGCGCCCGGCGGTGGATCACCGACAGATCACTCGTGCACCACGCTGCGGCGGTCGGGGTGCGCCACGCCCACCGCCACCATGCGGTGCCGTGCTCACCGAGCGGGGCGGCATGCCGGGGTGGCTTCGGGACCGGGCCGCGGCGGCCGCCGGCGGGCAGCTTCGTGGTCGGGATCGTCGGAGCGTTGCGCCGAGCACGCTGCTCAGCAGGCAGGGGTCCACGCATCGTGTCCTCCGTCGGGCATCGCGCCCGTCGTCACCGGCGATGCCTCGCCGTCAGGAGCGGCCGTCACGCGACGTGAGGCCGCCTGTTGCAAACCCGTACGCACAGCGAGTCGCTGCCCCCTGTGACCCCGGGTGGCTGCGGGCCGCAGGGGGTACCCCAGGGGGTGGGGTGGGGTCAGGCCAGCTCGGCCGTCACGCTGCGTGCTCGCACCTCTGCTGCGGTCTTGCGGCCATGGCACCGCTCGCACAGCGACTGCAGGTTGCTCGGATGGTGGGCTGCGCGCCGGTCGCCGGCGAACAGCCGCAGCGGTGTGATGTGGTCGACGTCGACGGCCGGCGCACCGCAGGGTGCAGCGTGGTCGCCGCACGCACCGCACTGGCAGGTGGGGTGCTGCCGTAGCTGAGCTCGCCTGAGCTTCACCCACTCCCCGCCGTACTTCAGTCGTTGCACTTCGGCGCGACGTGCTCGATCGGTGGCCCGCCGGTGCGCATCGCAGCGGGCCTCGTCGGTCAGCTCGGCGCAACCATGCTCAGCGCACACCCTGCTCACGCTTCACCGTGACGTCGATGTAAGGGTCGGACCACTCGACGACCTCGGCGCCGCCGGCGACGACCACGACCTCTTGGCCATCCACGGTCACGGTCTCGGTCGCCACGGCGCCGGCTTTCACGAGTGCGGCCACCTCGGAGGCCTTCACCCGCTCCTCGAACACGGCCTTGCGCTGCGCCGGCGAAAGCACCGCACGCAACGCCTCGACGTTCCATCGGCCGAGGTCCTTGCGCTTCCGCTTCCGGGTGATCTTCAGACCAGCAGCCTCGACGGTCGGGTCATCGCGCAAGGCCAGCTCGGCGGAGATCTGCTCGGCGATCTCGCGCTTCTGGCGGTCGAGCTCCTCGGTGCGTGCCTTCACCTCGAGGTACTCGCGACCCAGCTTCACCAGCTGGGCGTCGGTCAGGCGCTTCGCCTTCGGCACGCTCACTCCTTCGTTCGGGGCGGCTCGGACATCAGCGCGGTCAGCCACCGCCGCTTGTGATGCTCGAGCCAGTCGGCCGAGCGGTCCTGCAGGCCTTCGGGATCGCATCCGAGATCGAGCAGCTCCTGCACCAGGCGCTCGATCTCGCCAGCGCCAGCGGAGTCGTGCATCGGCACCTCCGTGGCCTGAACAGCAGAAGCGCCCCGCCCAGGAGACGGAGCGCTCGATTTCCACTCCAGAAGTACCACCACCTGTCAAGACGCCCAGGTCAGACGGCGATTCATGTTCCCGGGAACACAACGGCCCCGGAGCAGTCGCTCCGGGGCCGATGACGCAAAGCGCATGATCGCAGGGGGGTGTCACACAGTTGGGGTCACGGCGTGCTCGCGGCGGCGATGGCCGGGCTTGTCATCGAGGACGAGACGCTCGGGGCGCTCGAGCTGGCGAGGTCCGCTGCGGCGCAAGTACTGGTAGCACGCGTCGCAGCGGCCGGCCTTGGTCGCCACCGAGTAGACCTCGAACCGCTCGCAGTTCACGCAGCCGGGCGCCTCCGGGCGAGCCGGCGGGCGCTGGTCGTGGGGGACGTAGACCGCTCGGGCTCGGGCGGCGACCGCTGCACGCAGCACGTGCGCAGCCTGCTCGAGGGCTCGGATCATGGCCCGGGCGCCGTCGCCGACGGGGTCGAACGTGATCGACGACGTTGCCGGCGGCTTGCCGTCGGGGCCGACGTCGAGCGGGGTGCCTTCGCGATCGGTGCCGGGCGACAGCATCGCGGCGATGCGCTCGCCGGCGGGGTCGGTCGAGTAGGAGCGGCTGCCCTCCATGAGCGTCGCCGTCGGGTAGCCGTCCCAGCGCACCGGGATCGACGCGCGCTCGGCGACCGCCTCGGCGTCGTCGAGCGCTGCAAGTAGCCGAGCGAGCTCGTCGAGCGCAGCGGCGGCACGGCGGCCGAGTCGGCTGGGTGTCACGCGTTTCTCCGCAGGCGTTGCACAAGGATCTGGCGTCGCCGCTCAGCCGGTGTGGTGCCGGCCCAGACGCCGCTGTGGTCCGCCAGCGCCTCCCGACGGAAAGCGAGCTCGAGGCACGGGCCGCGCAGCTCGCACGTCGCGCAGATCGCCTTGGCCGCAGCGATATTGGCGGCCCGAGACGAGAAGAACAGCTCGCCACGACCGTGGCAGGGGGTCACGCCGAAGAACGTACCGAGCGACGGGTGCGTGCTTCGTCTTTCGCACCAGTGTGACGCGACGTGCCACCACGTTGGTTGACGACGGCGGCGACGGCGAGGGACGGGGCACGGTGCAGGCGGGTGCGGGCGCGGTCGTAGCGCATGGTGGTGTCGGTCGAGGTGTGGCCCATGGCGATCTGCACGTCGTAGATCTGGGCGCCTGCGTCGAGCGCGAGCGTGGCGAAGGTGTGGCGGAGCGCGTGCGGGTGCAGCCCGGGGATCTGCGCCTGGCGGCCGAGGCGGCGCACGATCGCGTAGGCGGTGCGCGTCTGGAGGTGCTGCTGCTCGATGACGGGCTTGGCGGTTTCGGCGGCGTGGAGCAGCAGCGGGCCGCGCTGGCGGGCGCCCACGTGCGCTTCGATCGCCCGCATCACGATGTCCGGAAGCACCGCGATGCCGTGGCGGCCGCCCTTGCGCGTGGGCAGGTCGAGGACGCGCACGCCGGCGTCTTGGCCAAGGTCCTCGATTGCTGCAGCGCAGGTCTCACCGACGCGCAACCCGAGCGTGGCCAGCATCAGTACCAGCAGGTGCTCGAGCGTGCCGACCTCGCGTGCGACGTCGACGAGGCGCTGCAGCTGCTCACCGGACAGGGCCATGGTCGTCGACTCGTTGACGCGCGGCGGCCGTCGGATCCGGGCGAACGGGTTGCGCTCGACCAGGCCCTCGTCGACCAGCCACGAGTACCACTGGGAGACCACGGCGATGTGGTGGCGGATGGTGGCCGGCTTCCGAGCTGACCGCTCGAGCTGGCGAGTCCAAGCGTCGGCGTGGTGGCGCTCCGCGGTCAGCGGGTCCAGCGACCGCAGCGCGCACCATTCGACCCAGGCCGCCAGCACGGTGCGGTAGTTCCGCCGGGTGTTCTCGACGCCGTAGCCGCCGACGAACAGGTCCACCGCTCGGCCCGTCTCCACGCCCCCACCGTGCCATGCCCCGGCAAGGCCACACCCTGCCATCACCCCCGAAAACTAGTGCTGACCTGCGACAACGGACCGCTTAACTACCTAACCTGGGTTATCGGACCGCACCGTGTTCGCACCGACAGCCCCACCGCCACCCCAACTCGTACACGACCACAGCGGCCGGCGCCGCACACCCCATCCCAGGCCCGGCGCGGCCGCCCAGCTCGCCGCCCGGCCCTGGTTGACCACCTCGTCGACGTGCCGGTCGCGACTTCTCAGCGCCCGCGACACCCATGACGCGCAGCGGCCGCCCTCGACGATGAGCCCGAGCCCCGCCAGGGGCGAGGCCCTTCACAGAAGGCACGCCACCGGCGGGCCGCCCCTCCGCAGGAGGGTCTAACCGACCGGAGGGAGGGGGTTAGCGGCGATAGATCGCCGTCGTTAACACCGGCGATAGATCGCCGTCCCATACCCCCGGGGAAGCGACGTCGGCTCGGACGCGCAGCAGCGCCCCGTGCGGGGGCGCGTCGAAGCAGGAGCACAGCGGGAAGCGGGATGTCAGCTGCGGGCGCTGCAGCAAGAGGGCGGGCCAGACCTGGCCTCGGCGCCCACCAGCCCTACGGGCCGGCTCGGCTCCCACGGCCCAGCACACGGGCCAGCCGCTCAGCCAGGTGGCCGGGCACCACGCCGTCAGGAGCGTCGACCTCGCCCGCGGCCAGGAGCGAAGGGTCAGGCATCGCCGGCGGTGTCGGCGGCCGCCACGGCGCCGCTTCTGGCCTCGAGGCCCCACGACCGTCGGCTTGAACGGGCCGCGTGCCCTTCGCTGTGGTCCGACCACGAGCTGGTCGACCGAGACCGGCCGATGACGGCGTGAACGCCTCCGGCAAGCAGAACTGCACCACGTTCGTCTGGCCCTTCAGCCCGCCTGTGCGGTCGTCCCACACCGGCTTGCGATGCCAGATCCGCAGGAACCCGAGCCGCTCGAGCACCCGTTCGTGGGCCCGCACGGACCGCTCCGACAGCACCACCCACTCGCCTTTCGTGCGCTGCGACGCCCACACCGGCGTACACCACCGATCACCAGCGCCACCGTCAGCCGAGAACAACACACCGACCGCGTAGTCGTACGTCGAGGCCGGCAACACCCCGGCCTTCAACGCGTTCGCGAGGCCTCGCGCGACGCGATCACGCATCGACTTGGTGTGCTTGCGGGTCACCGACGGGTCCCACCACCGGCGCGGCCACGTCGACAACGGGACCACCGGCGACGCGCCAGGCACCGCCTGCCACCCACCCGTATGGACGCGACGACGCGCGCCGCGAACCGGCGACGACACGGGCGCGCTCGACGACGCGACGGAGGTGGCCATGGACGTCACCGACCCGAATCCGCCTCCACACCACCAGCACCATCACACGTGTCAAGTAGTCCTGGTAGCGGCGTTATGGGCCAAACGTGGTGCACAGTGGCGCGCTCTGGTGCACGTGTGGTGAGCGTCAACGATCCACGCCACTCAGGCACCGGGGCGAGACGATCCAGGAGCTGCTCGACAGCACGCGTGATCAACCAGTTCACCGTCACGTCACGGTCGTCGGCCTCGGCACGCAACCGCGCCATCACCTCCGGATCGAGACGGATCGTGCACGCCCGCCGCTCACTCATCGCGGTGGGTGCTCGTGGAGGTGGAACGTCGTGTCGTGCAGAGCCACGTACTCGGCCGAGCGAGGGAGGTGCATCACGCAGGCGACATCGGCCGGCAGGAACACGTCGCGGGCGTCGGCGATCTCGAGACATTGGTGCGCCGGCGTGGGAACGGTGCCACCGACCGTTCCCACACCGTTCAAGGTGGCCTCGGTCTCTTCGCTCGCCACGCCCGGCTGATGGGCTGCCGGGACGCCCGCCACCGCCGGCGCAGCACGGCCGACGGTGGCGCCGTGATCTGCGGGGGTGACCTGTCCCTCGTCGACGAACGAGTCCTGGACCTCGGCCAGTTGGGAAACCTCAGCTCTCGTCGGGCTCGAGCAGTCGAGCCGCACCCCGAGAACGGACGTGTCGACGCGCAGGGCAGCGTCGCTCGGCGCCACGTCGTCGCACTCACGGTGCCCGTCCGGCCCGCACAAGCGGCGCAACACTCTCAACACCGCGTTCGCTTCGGACACGTTCACGACGTCACCGCCGCCAACATGTTGTCGAGCTCGGACCCGACACCACCCAACGTGGCGGCCAGGTCGGCGGGGTCGACGCCGAGCAGCGCCGCGAGCTCCTCGGCGGCCTCGCGGCGCAGCGTGTCCCACACGGCCGCGACGTCCTCGCGGTTGGCGACGAGACAGCGGAGCTGCGACTCGGCCGCCGTCGCCCACTCGGCCGCCACACGAGCGACGTCGAGCGGTGACACGCGGGTGCCGCCAGCAATGGTCGTTGTCACCAGTACCCTCCTCGGGGTCAGATGCCCCGCACCCTCGGCTTCGCCAGCGAGGGGGTGCGGGGCGTCGTCGTGCTCAGGGGAACGCGTGGACGCGACCCACCAGGGGGGACGACCAGCGACGCGACCCGCCGATCGGGCGTGACGGTCACGCCCACACGTTCCCGGCCGTCGACCACCACAGCGATCGACGCGCGGCAACCCGCAGACCCGACTCACACCTCACTCCGAGACAGCAACTCGGCCGCCGGCGCCGCCAGCACGTCCGGCGGGAACAGACACACCAGCCAGCCCGCCACCGGCGCCCCGTCCTCGATCCACGCCACCGGCTCGAGAGTCGGCACCCACCCCTGACGGCGGCCCATGGACAGCCACTCCACCGCCCGCGTCAGATCGACACACACCCTCTCCTGCAACGGCGGCACCGACCGCGGGATCCGCGCGATCACCGCCCCACCCCCGGCCACAACAGCCGGCCCACCACCGCCAGCAGGCGAGACCGTCGCGCCCGCCGATGCGACACCCACCGGCCACTCACGACGCAAGCGCTTCCGGTTCGACCGCATCGGCGGCCACGTGGCGCTCATACCGTCGGGTATCAGCAACGCCCTGGTCAGCGGCTGCGCCGTTGAGCCCCAGTAGCCATCCGAGGGGGGCCCCGGTCGCCACCGCAATGCGCCTCATCGCCTCGAGCGACGGGACAGTTCGGTCGTTCTCCCACGAGCTGACCGTGTTCCGGTGAGCACCGATCCTCGCCGCGAGATCCTCGACCCGTCGCATCCCTGCGGTCTTGCGCGCCTTGGTGATGCGATCGCCGATGGTCCATGCCAGATCCATGGCTGCCATGTCTACCATCATCGCACACTTACAAACGCATGACTAGGGGGACAGAGGCCGAAGTTACTCGGCGTCGGGCCTTGACAGGCGCGCGAGCGCATCCGCCTCCCGCTCATCGGCGCCGCCGCCTGACCGACCGAGCCGGCGTTTCTTCCGGTAGCCCGTTGACGGGCTGTCCAACATCGGCCAACGTGCCCCGCCACACGAGACACCGGCGGCCTCCGGTCCTCGACCTGTCGCAACCCGACGTGGAGGTCGCACGCGCCGTGAAGCTGTCACTTGCGCTCACCGCTTACCTGTTCGCCCATGCCGCCATGTGGGCACCCCGGACCAGGGTCGCCTATCGCGAACGGCTGATGCTGTTCGCTGCGAGCGCCGGGCCCGACATCGAGATCGGGGACCTCACCGCGAACCACGTCCGCAGTTGGCTCGGCACCGACCGGCGCCCCAAGACGGTTCGGAAGTACCTGTCCACGGTGCGGGGCCTCGCTCGCTGGCTGGTCGCCGAAGGCCACCTCCAACACGACTTCTGCGCCGGCGTCAGGGCACCACGCCGGCCGGCACCGCTCCCTCGCGCCCTGCGCGCCGAACAGGTCGCCGCACTTCTCGCCGCCGCCCCGCCACGAGAGCGGGTTGCGATCATCGTGCTCGCGCAGACGGGCCTGCGTGTCGGCGAGCTCGTCGAGGCACGCTGGGAACACGTGGACCCCTACGACCGCACCCTTCGCGTCAGGGGCAAGGGGTCACGCGACCGGGTCGTCGGGATCCCGGAGGAAGCGTGGCAGGCGCTTGAGCAGTGGTGCGGGATCCGCACTTGGGGACCGATCATTGCGCGCCACGACGATCCGACGTTGCCGTTGCGGTCCCTCGGGCACGCGTTGGCAGCGATCGGGCGGCGCGCCGGTGTCCATCGGGCTGCGTGGGACGGCCAGGGCACCGCCCACTCCCTGCGGCACACCGCGGCGACCGACGTGCTGCGCAGCGGCGCCAACGTGAAGGTCGTCCAGCAACTCCTCGGTCACGCCGATCTCGCCACAACGTCGCGCTACCTGGCGACGCTGCCCGGCGACGTGGCGCGAGCCCAAGAGGGCCGTTGGTACGGCCGGCCTGTGGTGGCCGAGGGCGGCCGGGCGGCCTCCCGGATCGCCCCCGGCCACGACAACGATCGGCACGACCTGGCGTCGTGACACCTCGCCAACTTCGACTTCCGAAGCCAGATTCAGGTGCTCGAGCTGGCTCCCGGCGGCCGGTACGGCCATGTCAACAGGCGGTGCTGGAAGTTGTGGCGACCCATCCTGTGTCGGTCCTTCCCGCCGCGCCGGTCTGCTCGAGCTGGGCGAGCCAGCGGCGTACGGAGCTTTCGGGGCGGTCAGAGCGCTTGGCGATCTGGCCTTGGCTGAGAGGTTCGTCGGCCCAGGCGAGGGTGAGCCAGATCCACTGTGGGCCGTCACCGAGAGCGGCGACGGCGGGTGGTGTGACGATGCGGGGGGTGCCACGGGGCCCGGCCAGTCCTATGCAGCCCGGATCGGTCGGTGGCACCCCCTGTGGCACCCCCTGTGGCACCCCCTGTGGCACCCCCGTGGCACCCCCCCGTCTGGCCACGATCCGTGAAACTCCGCCGACGGTCAGCTGGTAGCACTGACCTTCCACGGGTCGGGCCATGCGGTCGGTCAGCACGAAGCAGCGGCCGGGGTGCGACGGGTCGAGGAGGTGGGCTGGCGCTTCCTTCGACCGGTCACCGAACACGAGGCGCGTGGCCGCAGCGTCGGCAAGGCGAAGCGCGACGCGGTTCGGGAGGTTCACGACCATGCTGCGCGGGATGGCGCTGTCGGTGGGGTGCTGATCGGCGACGACCAGCACCATCGACACCTTCCGCCAGTTCTTCGCAGCGTGTTCGAGCGCAGCGCGCAGGTCGAAGCGCTTCCCGAGGTCGGCGATGGTGGAGCTCGTCTCGTCCTGCACGACAAGCAGCAGCGGGTGGCCGTGGTCGGGGCCGAGCACGTCGACACCAGCGGTGCGGTAGGTGGCGATGCGCCGCTCGTACTCGGCGCCGAGCCACTGCCACGTGTCGACGAGCTCGGCCTTCGTCGACGCGTACCGGTCGCACAGCGGCGCGACCGTTGCGAGGCCTCCGGGTGGGTCGCACACGACGGCGCGCGCGACGTCGGCGTGTTGAGCGCCGACACCGGCGGCAAGGGTACGCAGGAGAACAGTTTTCCCCGACCCGGTGGTGCCGGCCACGAGCGTGTGCGTGCGCAACGGCAGCGTGATGGCGCGGCCGTGCTCGTCTTGGGCGAAAGGCACGTCACGCGCTGGCATCGAGGTCCTCGTCGACGAACGGCGGCTCGGCCGATGCCGTGGGGAACGGGTCGCCGTAGTTGAAGAACAGGCCGGCACGGTTGCCGGGCCGGCCGCCGACGTCGACGACGAGCGCGCCAGCGTGGTGGGGCAGATGGAAATAGGAGCGAAGCCCGGCGAGCAGCGCGTCGTCGAGCAGGCCCGGGTGGCCGCCGCCGGGCCACTCGACCTCAAGGGTGACACCGCGGGCGGTGCGGCCACCGTCGAGGACACGGGGCATCGGTGGGAGCACGCGATCGCCGTGCTTCACCCGCCACGACGCTTCGATCGCGGCGTGCAGCATGCGTTGCGCTTCGCTCGCCGCGCCACGGCGAGCCCAGTCCACCTTGCGGGCGTCCCAAGTGCGGGTGGCGTGCTCGTGCTGCATCACCGGGAGCAGGTCGGCGAGACCGGCAAGCCGGTTGGCCAACTGGGGGAGCTCGTCACGCCACCGGCGTCGGGTGAACAGGACCGTGATTGCTGTGAGCGTGCACTCGAGCTCCCACTCACGGCGCAGCCACCACCGGGCCCGCAGGCGTTGGGCAAGCCGGCTCGCGAGCAGATCCACGAACATGGCGAGCAGCACAACCATGGTGGCCACCGAGGCGACGATGCCGCAGCGCAACGCGACGCCATGGTCGACGCCGAACCACCACAGCACGCCAGCGAGACCGACCCCGACGACGAGCACGCAGAACAAAACCAACCCCCACGCGAACGCGAGGAGCCGGGCGATGTACCGGGGAAGGTCAGCCCGTCCGTCAGCGGCGTCGACCGCGAGCGGCCACAGCCACCACGCCCACGCGTCCCACCTGTCCCCGCGCTGCGGTCTACGCCTTGCGAGGTACTCGCTTGGCCGCGTCCCCTGACCCTGGCGCTTCCCACTCGACGGGGAACTCACGACCCACCTCGCGACACCACGCAACCACGGCGGCCGTGAAGTACAGGCCACGCCCATCGATCGAACGCGGAAACGCAGCGTTCCGCTTCGTCCACGCCGACTTGCGCCACGAGCGCACCGTCTCGGTGCTGACGCCCAAGCCGACCGCGATCTCGCTCATCGTGAGCACCGGTTCGGCGGGCACGGGCCGTGATCCTAACCAGCGGGTAGGTGGTCGCCCTGTCCATGCAATCGATCCTACCGCCTACCCGGTAGCCGGTGTTAGCGTCGTGGCCATGACCGACACCATGACAAACGGCAACGGTACGACGAGCACGGCAGCGGGCGCAGTGACACGCGCGGCGTACGTCGAGGCCTTGGACACGGCCGTGAGCGGGCAGCGCGACGTGGCCGATGCGACGGACGTGCTCGACGCCGTGCGCACGCTGTTGCGCATGACCGCGGAGCAGCGCGCGCTCGTGGAGCAGCTCGTGAGCGATGGCCTCGCGCTTGGTGTGGAGCGCGCGGATGACGAGATCACCCGTGCGCGCAGTGTGCACGGCCTCACTGCGGCGCGTCGCAGCGAGCAGCACCGCGGCAAGGGCAAGCGATGACCGCGCGTTATGCCGTGCGGCGGCTGCGCGTTGTGGGCTGCGCTGATCTCGCACGTGCGGTCACGCGGTCTTATGCACCGGGGTGGCAGCCGAGTGACCGGCCCGTCACGGCGGCCGACTGTCTGACGATCCTCATCAGCGCGAGGGCCGCTGGGGTCGGCACGGTGGCCACGCCCGGCGAGGTGTTGGCGTGGTGCGAGTTCCACGGGTCGCGGCGGCCGAGGTGAGTGACGCAGCGAGCCGGGCCACTGCGGCGACCACGGTGGCGGCCGGGGTGCTGAAGACGACGATCTGGGCGTCAGCGGCGGTGATCATGCTGACCATCGCCATCCGATTCGTGTGGCCCGACCCACCATCGCGCCACGTGACAATCGCGGCTGACGTCGCCGGCGTGCCCGCTGCCCAGGGCGAGGACGTCGAGCGGCCACCGGCGGCTGCCCCAGCAAGCTCACGGCGACGGCTCGCCGCACCGGTCATCGCGCCACGCCCCACGATCGAGTGCCGCGACGAGTCTGCGTTCGCGCCGGCGCTGGCCGGCGTCGACGTGGTGTGCCGGTAGCCGCCGGGGCTGGCAGGGGCCTGCTGGGTCGCCGTCCGGCAGCGAGCAGCGGCGTGAGGGCTCAGCCTGCGAGGTTGATGGTCCAGTCGCCGTCGGCGCGAATCACGACCAGGCTCGGCCCCTTGAACGGTCGACGACCGCTGTACGGACCGATCTCGTTGACCACGAGGTCGGCGAAGCTCGCGCCGGTGGGGTAGTTGCTGACGATGAAGTTGCTGGACCCGCTGTGGTTGATCGCGGCGACGCCGTTCGGGCCCGTGTACGCGAGGACGGAGTCGCCGCGGCCCTGGGTGATCGGGTTGAAGGCCAGCACTGCGCTGACCGCGTTGACCTGCACGGACCAGTCGCCGTCGGCCTTGACGTCGAGCATTGTCGTGCGCTGGTTCGAGCGGAAGTCGAGGGCCACGGTGCCGTCGTAGGCGCCGATGGTGTTCACGAGCAGGTCCACCCGTCCGCCGCTGGCGTCGAGACCCGTCACGATGAAGTTGCGGGTGCCGTTGTGGGTGAACCTGACGACTGCTCGGTCCTCGGGGCGGCCGGTGGGCTTCGCGATGGCTACGACGTTGTCCCCGCGGCCCTGGGTGACGAACGGGAGGGGCGGTGCTGTGGGGGCCGCGGTGGGCGGAGCCGTGGCGACGGCGCCAGGCGCCGAGGCGGGAGGAGCCGTGGCCTCGGTCGGTGGCGGCGCTGCGGGCGTGGACTCCACTGGCACGGACGCCGGGGGTGGCGGAGCCGCTGTCGCGGTCGGCGCAGGAGCTGCGGTCGTCGGGGGAGCCACGGCTCGGGCGGTGGTCGCCGACGTCGCTCGCGGTGCGGCCGTCGTGGCTGCCGTCGTGGCGGCCGAGGTGGTTGCGACCGTCGTCGTCGGTGACGGTGTCGTGGGGGCCGTGGTCACAGGTTCCGGTTTTGCCATCGTCGGCGCGGTCGTGGTCGCGGCAACCTGCGCGACGGTCGTCGTTGCGACGGTGCTCGATGCGCCGCCACACCCTGCAGCGATCAGAAGGGCGAACGCCAGGAGGTTGCGCTTCATGAGCGGGATTCTGCCACCGCTGTTCAGCGTCCTCGACCAGGGCCGCTGCTGACGCGTCGATAAGCGCCTACCTCGAGGTCGTCGGCTGCCGCCGTGGTCCCCGGGGGCTGAGCCCTTGACGCGCAACAGCCCCGCCACCCGGGGCGGAGACCCAAGGTGGCGGGGCTGTGTTGTTCGGCGCCGGGGCGGCGGGGTTGGGGGTCAGCCGGCGCGTACTTGCAGGTCGGCGGAACCGAGGTCCTGGACGAGGCCGCCGAGGGTGCCTCGCACCCTGATCGCCCACAGGCCGGCGCCGAGCGAGGCGAGGTGGGCGGCGGTGATCGTGCAGGTCACGTTGTAGGGCTTGGCGGAGCCGTCGGGGACGGTGGTGGTGCCGTCGGTGCACGTGATGCCAGATGTGATGGTGACGAGGACGGCACCGCCGAAGGTCGCGAGCTCGATGGAGGGCGCGGTGACGGCGGCGAGGTTGCGCAGTCCTTCGTGGTCCGACGTGCGCGGGATCGCGAGGTGGATCGTGGCGCTGGTGCCGAGGGTGAGCTCGATTGCTGTGGGGTCGAGATCGTGGCTCATGGGCGCCCTTCCGTCCAGGTGCGTGGGCTGCGGCCGGTGGCGTGGGTGACGTCCGGGCGCGTGGTGGCGGCCGTGGCGGGTGCCCGTGCCGCTGCGGTAGTGCGTGGTGCTCGGCCGGCGGCCCAGGTGCGGGCGACGCGTGCGAGAACCCAGCGGACGACCACGCCGAGCTGTGCGAGCAGACCGGTTGCGATGTCGGTGACGCCGAGATCGTCGGTGACGGCGCGCGCGATGGCGCGCCGATCGGTGGCCGTGTCGTCGAGGCCGAGGGTGTCGACAACGGCCCGAGCGGCGGTGGCTGTGCGATCGGCTGCGTCGACGACGCCGAGCTGCTCAGCGATCTGTCGTGCGGACGCGAGCGAGAGTGCGTCGTCGTCGTCGAGGTCGAGGTTGTCGGCGACACTGCGGGCCACCGTGGCGGTGCGGGTCGTGTCGTCGGTGATGCCGAGTGTGTCGGTGACGGCGCGTACGAAAGACGAGATGAGCGAGGCCACCGCGACGTCGACGAGGTCGAGTGTGTCGGCGACGCTGCGGGCCGCCGTGGCGGTGCGGGTCGCGACGTCGACGAGGTCGAGTGTGTCGGCGACACTGCGGGCCGCCGTGGCGGTGCGGGTCGCGACGTCGACGAGGCCGAGGGTGTCGGCGACGCTGCGGGCCGCCGTGGCGGTGCGGGTCGCGGCGTCGACGAGGCCGAGGGTGTCGGCGACGCTGCGGGCCGCCGTGGCGGTGCGGGCCGCGGCGTCGACCAGGCCCAGGGTGTCGGCGACACTGCGGGCGGCATCGGCGGTGCGGGTCGTGTCGTCGGTGATGCCGAGTGTGTCGGCGACGCTGCGGGCCGCCGCCGCGGTGCGGGTCGCGACGTCGACCAGGCCCAGGGTGTCGGCCACGGAACGGGCTGCGACAGCCGTACGTGTCGCTGCGTCGACCAGGCCGAGGGTGTCGGCCACGGCACGGGCCGCGACAGCCGTACGTGTCGCTGCGTCGACCAGGCCGAGGGTGTCGGCCACGGAACGGGCCGCGACAGCCGTACGTGTCGCTGCGTCGACCAGGCCGAGGGTGTCGGCGGGTGAGCGGCGGTACGCCTCGGTCGAGGTCAGCGCGTCGACCAGGCCGAGGGTGTCGGCGGCGGAACGGGCAGCCACCGAAGTGCGCGTCGCGGCGTCGGTGAGCCCGAGCGCGTCGGTTAGTGCGCGCGAGAACGCCGAGCCGCCGGCGGCGGCGTCGTCGTCGACGCCGACCAACCCCATCGGAGCCGCCAGAAGCGACACGATGTCGGCGGTGGTCAGTGCCCGACCCCACATGGCCTGCCACGCGATCGCCACGTTCGTGTGCGTGTTCGCCGTGTAGTAGCCGTGCAGGATCTGCGACGTCGTGCCGTACAGGACCGACGACGCCACGTTGGTCGAGTTGACGATCTCGGTGAGGCCGGCGTAGGCGATGACACGGGCGCCGGTGTGCACGAGGGTGAGCAGCACGGGCACGCCGTCGGACAGCGCGTACGACGACGCCACCTCGGTGTAAGAGCCCAGGCTGTTCTTGTTCCAGTTCACGACGATCTGCGTCGAGGCGTTGCAGTACGCAGTGAGACAGGCGAACGGGTCGCTGTTGTTGTTCGTGGCGCCGACGCCGATCAGCTGCGCGCCCGTCGGGACAGTGCCGTTACGCGCGACCCAGGCAGCCACCGTGAACGGGGGCTGCAGCCGCAGTCGCACGTCGCCCGAGCCGAAGTCGTAGTACGCACCCGAACCGGTGCCACCGGTGTTGATGTGGCCGACGAGGTCACCGACGGCACGGATCGCACAGTTGCCGGGGTTCGCCACCGTGCCGCGACGCCCCCCGACGACATCGGCGAACGACCCCACCGACTCGGTGACCCACAGCGCGACAAGCCCCTCGCCGAGGCTCACCGCTCACACCTCGAGCGTGTAGGTGCGGTACTTCAGGGTGTTGCCGCTGGCGTTGAGCGCCTGCCCCGTGCTGTTCCGGGCGAACAGGGCGAAGTGCACCGGTGAGATCCTGATGCGCTGCAACGGGTTGTTGCCCCTGACGATGCGCTGCGCCGCGGTCGACGCCTGCGTCGGGAACACGGCGATCCGCTGCGCCGACACCTCGTTCACATCGGACGTGTTCGTGCCGTCCAAGCGCACCACCATGAACACCTCGACGGACCCGCCGGCGGACCGCGCCGACCCTGCGACGCCAAGCACCAGTTCCAGATCCATGAACTGGTCGCGGTTCGTCGTGTTGTCGATCAGGCTCGACGCCGCCGAGTTCGCAGCGTTCGCCAACGAGTTCAGTTCCGTCGTCAGCGCGCTGGTGGCCGACTGCGTGTAGGCGGTGAGCTTGATCGACGGCATCAGACCCGCCGCGTCTTGATGATCCGGTCGAACACGGTGGACGCCTGCGTGTCGAGGTTGGCGTCGGTCGGTGCCGCCAGTTGGCCGGCCGTGTCGAGGAGCGACATGAACAGCCGCACCCACGATGCGGGGAACGTGCCGTCGATGATCGCCTGACAGACCAGCCACTCGCGCTGGTCGTCGCTGCCGGTCACCGACGGGATGCGCGTGACGGCGCGACGCACGAGCGCCGCCTCGCACCGGCCGTAGGTGTCACCCGACGCCCTGGTCGCCCGGAACGCTGTGTCGACGTCTGCGTAGGCCATCACACACCCCACACGGCAGGATCGGGGCCCTTCACGGTGACGGGGTCACCGTTGCCGTCGAGCACCGGCTCGCCGTGCTCGTCGAGGACCGGGCCGACGTGCGGCGGTTCGCCCGCCGCCATCGGAGCGGGGCGAGTGCTGTCGTCGCCCCACACGGCGGGATCGGGGCCCTTCACGGTGACGGTGACGGCGTCGGTGACGCCTGCGGGATCGGAGAAGTCGCTCATGTCATGCCCCCAGCAGGTCGTGGGTCCAGTCGACCTGGAGCGTGTCCAGCGACCCCTTGTTCACGGTCGGGCTGAGCAACGCGCGAGCGATCGTGTTCGCCGCGGCGCCGGCAACGTCCGTGAGCGGCGACTCGTTCGTGATGACGGCCTCGGCGAGGCCGGTGGCGGTGGCGACGCCGGCCGCCCACGTCGACCGCCACGCGATGCGCCGCGACGACCCGCTCAGCGCGCTGGTCGGGTACCCGCCGGTGATCGGCGCGTTGGAACCGGTCGTGTAGGTCACGATCGCCGCCCCCGCGCCCGTCTTGGCCACCGCGGTGGTGCCGGTGCCGAGACGCATCCCGGTCACCTGCCCAGGCGGCGAGCCGATGCCCGCCGCGCGCTCGCCGTAATACTGGTCGCCCACCTGGGTCACCAGGTTGTCGAAGGTGTGGTCGTAGGCCAACAGCATCCGGTCGCTGTGGAACAGCGACGGGGACCAGAGGCGGACACGGACGCGGCCACGGATGCCGCTGCGATCGAGACTGATGCTCATGGGTTGCCGTCCTTTCCGACGGGCGTGACACGCGAACGCGTGACGACGGACAGCAGCGCCGCCGTGGCGGCGACGATCGCGCCGACCTGCTCGGCGCTCAGGTCGAAGCCGAACGCCACCGCCAGGGCGACGACGGCCTGCACGGCGCCGAGGATCAGCGCCGGTTCACGGTCGAGCAGCGTCACGGCGTCTCCTCGCGGTGATGAGGGGTTGCGTACGGCGCGTCCCCAGATGCGCGGCCGAGCGCGACGACGAGGATGTCCTCCAGCCGGCCGACGCGACGGTCGAGCACTCGTGTGTCGGAGGAGTGAGCGGCCGACGAGGCGGTCATGCGTTCCTCGATCCTGGCCACGACCTGCCCGAGCCGGACCTGCTCGCGGATCGACCAGCCGAGCAGGCCGGACACGACCAGCACGCCGAGCGACGACAGCGCCGCGAACACGCCGTCGGCGATCACCACCGCCGCGATCACGGCCACTCCGGCGTGCCCGGCGCCAACGGGAACGCCCGCACCACCGCGGACACGGTGGTCTGCCGAGCACCGAACAGCCGCTCGAGCTCGGCCAGCTCGGCGGTCGTGGCGATGCGGCGGCGGTAGTCGCCGACGAGCCATGTCGCCTGGTCCGCTCGGTCGGTCTCGACGAGGATGCGCATGTCGACCTCCAGCGCTGGGGGGACGGGCGGGGGTGCGGGGGGCTCGGGTTCGGCGAGGCCGAGCACGGCGCGCACGGCGGCGACGGTGAGGGTCGCTGCGGCGGCGGTGGTGAGCTCGAGGTGCACGTGGTCGTGGTGCCCGGCGCGCGGCGTGAGCCGCCAGCGCCCCAGGATCGGCAGTGAGAGGTTGTCGCTGGTCCAGGTGCGGCCGGCCCAGATGATCCGCATCACCCCGAGCACCTCGTGATGCTCGACGAGCGCGGAGCACAGTTCGTCTGCGAGCCGCTTCTCGCGTGGGACCGACGCGTTGGCCATCCGGTCGAGCGCCGCGCCGCGGGCGTGCCAGGACCAGCGTGGTGGCCGGGAGCCGGCGACGGGGCGAGCGTGGAAGCAGCCGCCCGACCGCAGTTCGGGCCACCGCTCGCCGAGCACGACGCCGAGGGCCCGGGCGCCTGTCTGACAGGTCTGGCCGGGCCAGTCCGGCGACAGCGAGACGAGGGGTGCGGTCTCGTAGCGCATGGTCATGTGCCTATCGGTGGGTACAGGAGGAACTGGGCGGGGGTGAGCGTGTGACCGACGATCTTGCGCCACGACCCGTCGGTCGGCACCAGCCAGTAGGGCGACTGGCAGTGGACCCCGTTCCCGAGGTTGTTGGGATCGCTGACGGTGCCGTCGGTGCGGTAGACGTCGACCCCGGTGGACACGACGTAGCGGGCGTTCGCCCGGTCGTCGGATGCGCCCTTGACGATCAGCCGTGCCTCGATCGCGACGTAGACGCCGGTGATCTTCGTTGCCGGGTTGGCGCCGAGGTAGTCGACGTACTTGCGGCGCGGCCAGATGTTCGGCCATCCGTGCGCGCATCGGGCCCGCAGCGTCGGCTTCACCCACAGTTGCGGGGCGCCGACCGAGTCGACGATGAGTGTGTCGTCGGTGCTCTTGTAGCCGGTGACGCCGATGTCGAACGACCCGACCCGCACCGACGAGTCCCAGCCGAGAGCGTCGACGGCGGCGTCGTCCTTGAAGTGGACGGACCAGCCGTGGCAGGTGAAGTTGGTGGTGTTGGGCACGACCTGCACCCAGGTGTTCGACTCGTTCTTGAGCTGCAGCTCGAGGCGGCGCAGCTCGACGGCGGCGTGCACGGCGGTGTGCCCGTCGGCGGCGTAGACCGTGTACCACGGTTCGCAGGCCTCGTAGTTGTTGTAGATGTTGCTGCCCCAGCCGGAGTCGCGGGTGCCGTCGGGGCGGGTGGAGCCGGGGCTGACGCCGGGGTCGAGGCCATCCCACGCGTAGTTCGCCCAGTCGTATCGCGTGCCGCGATAGATGCTCTCGCCGTCCGGGACGCCCGCCGGGTCGGCCTCATAGCGGCCAGGGTTCATGCAGTTGGCGAACGCCTCACGCGTGGTCGCAGAGCCGGCCGACGTGGTCGTCGCTGTGGTCGACGCTGTCGCACCGAGCCCCGAAGCGTTGCGCGCTTGCACGGTCACGGCGTAGGTCGTCGATGGCGT